ATAAGTAATGCTTCAAGAATAAGTTTTGACAGTAAGCTCTTTAATATAAGAGCAATAATAAATGTAGATGAAAGGGATAGATTCCTTAAATTATTATGTGAACAAGGCGTAGCAACATGACAATAAAAAACCTTAATACATTTAAAAAAAAGATAAATAAAAAAATGACAACTAATGCTAGGAAAAATGTATTAACTGCTGTTTCTCGTGGTACAGGTATGGTTGAGAAAACTGCACAAGAAAGTATAAAGAATAAAGGCACAGGTAGGTCTTATACAAGAAGAGGTATAACACATACAGCATCAGCACCAGGACAGCCACCTGCTACTGATAGTGGTTTTTTAGGGCAAAATATAACAATGAATGTAAAAAGTATGCCTAACGGAACTGTTGTAGGCCAAGTAATTTCAGCAGCACCTTATTCTAAGGCATTAGAGTTTGGTACAACTACTATAGAAGCTAGACCATTTATGCAACCTGCATTAGAAAAAAATAAAAAAAAGATAGTCAATATTTTTAAACAACACGGTATAGTTAAATGAGTATAGGACAGTTTGCTTTACAGTCATCTATATACAGCACTTTAGCAAATGATAATAACCTAACACAAGTTTTAGGAGCAGGTGTATATGACGAGGTTACAGAAGGTGCTACATATCCTTTTGTAGCTCTAGGAGAAGAAACTGCTGTAGATTATAGTACGAAAGATTTAGTAGGTGGTGAAACTACTGTTAATATACATATATGGTCACAATATAAAGGTTCTAAAGAAACTAAAAATATAATGGACAAGATACACGATTTATTGCATGATAGTAACTTAACAGTCAGTGGATTTAATCTGATAAATCTCAGATTTGAATATTCTGATATAATGAGAGACCCAGATGGTGTTACTCGTCATGGAGTCATGCGATTCCGAGCAATAATTTTAGGAACTAACTAATTTTATAGGAGAAAAAAATGCCAGCACAAAAAGGGAAAGATGTTTTAATTAAACTAGATGACGGTGGAACATACACTGCTATCGGCGGATTAAGGTCTTCATCAATAACACTCAGTGACGAAGCAGTAGATATTACTAATAAAAGTAGCAGTGGTTACAGAACTTTATTAGCAGGAGCAGGAGTCAATAGTATTTCTATAAGTGGTTCAGGAGTATTTACTGATGATGCTATAGAAAATCTAATGAAAGATGCATACTTAGCACAGCAGAATATAGCAGTTGATGGTACGTCAGCACAAACACCTGTATTTGAAAACTTTGAATTCTATATACCTACATTCTTCAAATTTAGGGGAGCATTTCAAATTACTTCACTAGAATATGCAGGTGAGTATAACGGAGAAGCTACTTACTCTATGTCTTTTGAATCATCAGGTATTATTGCAGTAACAGCAGCATAATATGTCTTGGTCTAAGATAAAAATAGATGCAGATGGTGAAAAGCTTAATGCTTTTATTAATCATGACGAAACTGAAATCTGTATACAAAATATTATAGAAATCGGCGATGATGTAAAAGTCGGAAACAAAGTATATAAAGTTTTATCATCTTCAATAGATATAGTAAGCGATATGTTAACAATGAAAGTACTTGCAAAAGCAAGTAAACCAAAGGAGAAAAAGTCAGATGGCAAATCCACTAAAGGGTGAATTAACTCTTAACTTAGCAGGTAAAGATTACAAAGCAAGATTGACTATTGATGCAATAATGCAGATAGAAGATGCTTGTGATTGTGGAATTATAAAACTAGCTACAAAAATGGGTGAAGCTGATATCCGTATGTCAGAAATCCTACATGTGTTATTACCTGCACTAAGAGGTGGCGGTAATGATATTCAAAGAAAAGATGTTCTTAAAATAGTTCAAGAAGCAGGTATCGTTAAATCAACAGCAGCAGTTGCTAATTTACTTGCTAAATCTCTAACTGATGATTCAGAGGAAGAAGCAGACGAGGGAAAGCAAGAACAGGCGGACTAAGTGAATCACTGCCCGTCAGACGATACTTTTCTATTTGTGTTGGCATGATGGGTATGTCTCCTAACAATTTTTGGCAATCAAGTCCACAAGAAATATATCTAGCTATAGAGGGTTTCTCTGAATTTAATGGTGGTTCTAAAACTGAAGAACCAATGTCAAGAGACCGCGTAAAAGAAATGATGGAGTTATATCCTGATGGCTAGTACAGTAGACACACTATTAGTTGAGATAAGAGCCGAGACTGCCCAGTTAAAAAAGGGTCTTGACAAGGTAAACAAACAACTAGATAAAACTAAAAAATCTTCAGGTGCGGCAGTTAATGCCTTAAAAGGGTTTGGCTCTATAGTAGCGACTATAGGTTTAGCAAGACTTGCAGGCGACACTATAAATACCATTAGGACATTTGAAGATTTAGAAGCCACACTAACTGCTATAACAGGAAGTGCCAAAACAGCCGCACTTTCTTTTGATTTAATTAGACAATTTACATCAAAAACTACATTCCAACTAGAAGGCGTAGCAGAAGCTTTTATAAGTTTACTTCAAGCAGGTGTAACACCTACTGAAGATGCTTTAAAGGACTTCGGTAACCTAGCAGCAGCATTCGGTAAAGATATATCACAAGTAGCACAAGCAACCTTTAGAGCGGTTACTGGTGAGATGGAGATGTTGAAACAGTTTAACGTAGTTGCTAAATTAGAAGGCGATAAAGTTAGAGTAACATTTGGCGGTGTTACTAAAGAAATAGAAAGAAATGGTACTGCTATAGCAGAATATCTTAGAACATTAGGCAGAGAAAACTTTCCTACAGCTTTAGAAGATAGAGCAAACACACTTTCAGGTGCAATATCTAATGTTAGTGATGGCGTTGCTGAATTTATGGTTTCTATCGGTGAAGGTGGCCTTAAAGATTCTTTAGTGACTATAGCAAGAGAGATGAGGAAAGTTCTTGATGAAGCCAAACCATTAGCAGAAGCAATAGGTGCTGTATTAGGTACTGCAGTAAAGATATTAGGTGCAGCCTTGTTACTAGTTATTAATAACTTTCAAGTATTACTAGCTTTAATAATGGCTAAAGCATTCACCAAGTTACCTGCCGCATTTTTAGCAACTTCAACAGCAGTAAAAGGTTTAAATATTTCTTTAGCTACTACAAATTTGCAACTTGCAAGAATGACGAAAAACTTAAAAGCATCAAAACTTACTGTGCTGTTAGCACTTTTAGGGTTAGTAACAGTTCCGCTTTATAACTGGGCAACAGCAGAAGAAGAAGTTAACGATGAACTTGATGACACTGTTGATAAGTCAGAAGAACTTGCGAAAGCATTAGCTAAACCTGCCCCATTTATGGATAGGCTAGGTAAGAAAACTAAAGAGACATTAAAGTTTTTACAAGAGTTTGGAACTGTTACTAAGACAACCGACCAAAAAGTGAGAGAATTTGCTGATGGAGGTATGGCTGATTTAGAAAAGATGGCATCTGCTTTCGTAGATGAAAAGTTTGAGATTGCTTTCAAGGGTTTTATTGGTCCGATAGATGATAGGCAATTTAGAAAAGATATGCGAGACTCTTTCTTTAAAGATACCTTTGGTGCTGATGAAGATACAGTAATGAAAAGAATAGGTCTTATGCCTATTGGAGAAATACAAGGCGCTGTTAAAGAAGTACAAAGCACTATAAATAAAGAACTAGACCCTAATGGTATAAAAATATATCAAGACCTCTTAAATGATGAGACTAAATTAGCAGACTTTTTTAAATTAGCAGGTTCAGAAGCCGCATTTTTTGGAAAAGATATAAATGAAGTAGAAGCTATATTAAGAAAGTTCGTTGAAGACACCTTAAACCCAGTAAAGCTAACTGAAGCTGAAGAATCTTTAAAAGCCATTTTTGATTCAGGTGCTGATAGTGACATGGAAGTTGCAACTGGTATAGAAAATATAGACGAAGCTTTAGGAAACTTACACGCTAAGTTATTGTTAATTGATGAAGACTTTGCTAAATCTGGGATTTCAGTTACTGAATTTGTCGCACAATATAATAAAGGCATTGATAGTATGTCTAAAAAGACAGAAGACCTTGTTCCGACTTTAAGTGGTGAGCTTAAAGATGCAATTACACAAACAGCTAATGCTTTTTCAAATGAATTTGTTGACTCTTTAGCAGAAGGGCAAAATGCTTTAGAATCATTTAAAGAT